GCGCGCCTCCAGGCTGCAGCCGGGGACCTCGACGCCGTCGAGCAGAGCCTGCTTGATGGCGACCTTGTTCGGGCTTACGGTCGTCTTGACGGTCGTGTAGGCCTCGGGGAGGTCGGCACCTTCGGCGATCTCTACGGCCTTCGTCGTGCGGATGCTCACAGTCACGCGGCCAGTCTTGACCTTGCCGGTCGCGTGTAGCGCATCGAGGAGCATGGCCTTGAGGTAGTCCGAGCGCTTCTGCATTGACTTGACGCGGGCGAGCATGCGGTCGGCTTCGTCCTTGGCGGCCTTGGCCTCGGCATCGAGCTCGCGAAGGTAGAGCGCCGTGGCCTCGATCTTGTCGGCGGCTTCTGCTTCGACGGCGTGGAGTTCGTCGGCATTGAGGATTTCTCCAGTTTCTTCATCGAGCTCGATGTGATCGAGGGCTTGACGGATGGCGTCACTGATTTGGTAGAGCTTCATTTTGCGTACCTATGAAAAAGCCCCGCCGGTTAGGGCAGGGCCGATGTGAAAATTGGGTGTGGCTGTTACTTAGCAGTCAGGGCGCGGTAGCAGGACAGTTGCCTCACGCTATAGCCGTGGCGATCGAGCATGTCCTCGATGGAACCGAAATTCATGCTTGTCACGGCTTCGTAGAAGCGAGGCGCGAAAGGCGACTGGAGGAGACGCATCAGCTTGAGGACGGTCTCGAGGTCTTCGCGGAAGAGATATCGCCAGTAGTAAACGAAAGTCCGCAGGTTCTCGGCCTCACGCGCGGAGAGAACGATCGAGCCTGCGGGGATAGGGTGCAGGCCACAGTGAGGGCAGCCGCCGTCGTCGGGGTGCGCGGTGTGAGGCACCTCAGGCACGTCGAGCTCGACTTCTCTGATGAAGTCGAGGCAGTCTTCGAGCTGAGTGCGCGGCAGTTGGTCGTAGCGTGCGATCTGGTAGCGTGCCTTGATGGCGCGGTAGATCGTCCGATAGTTTGATGCGGTCTTGTGTGCACGGATGGCCACTTCGCGCTGAATGGCTCGCTGCTCTGCGGGCGTGATCGTGGTCGGGGCTTCGTAGCGTCCCGTCTTGCGAATGGCGGGAAGAACTTCGGACGTGACCCAGCGCTTGAAGCGCTTTGCGGATTCGAGCTTGGAGCCGAAGATCAGAGCGTAGAGGCCAGACTCGTTGACGCAGTTGATCGTCTGGATGCGGTTGAGCTTGTCGGTGATTTCAGACTTGATGAGGTCTTCGGGATCAACGTGATCTTTGATCGCTTTGCTAGAGTTTGCGTATCCAAGCGATGAACAGATGTCGACTGCGACGAAAAGCGGGGATTCGGGCGCACCAAGAGTGCGGACGGCATTATTCTCGAAAGAGAATATCGTGGGGATAGACATTCAAGTCTCCTATGTGTTTTTTAACACCGCGCACACTGACGCCAATCAGTGGTGGGCGGACTTGCGAGTTGGCGTACCGGCACATAGGAACCAGCCTCCCGAAGGAGCTCGCAAGCCCACCCAGAATTCGGAGACTTGCAAGATGGCATAACGATTCGTTACCCCATCTGGTGGGTACGCGAAACGCATACCCAATGCGCTCAGACAACAAAAAAGCCGCTCGATTAAACGACCGGCGCTGAGCGCCTATGTGTTCGGGACGCCAATCCCGCGTCGCACCATTGCGGTGTCGACACGAGAAGCATACCCGAAACACAGGCGCGTTGTCAAAGCTAGTCCTTCCTTGTCCTTAATACATGCATTTCTTTCACGACCGCCCATCCTTTGTACTGCCGTTTTTTGATGTCGTTCAGTTCGAACTTTGTGCCGTCTGGAAGGTGCGGCTTGCAGTAGAAGATCTTGTCTCCCCTGGTGTGATCGAAGACCTTCACCCACTTTCCGTAGCATTCGTGATACGTAATTGAGTGATACCGGCTTGTGTCGCCTTCAAAGTAGCACCATCCTTTCCCTTCCGGATCGCCCTCGGTGCAGCAGTAGGCGCGAGGCAGAATCGCGTAGATACATCTGTTGTCGATATGTGTCATGAGACAGACGCAGACGGGGTCGTGCATATCTCCGACCTTTTCGCCTTTCCATTCAATCCAATTCATTGCTGATCCTTGAAAAAAAAGCCCCCGGCAGTGCCGAGGGCTTGAGTTATTCGAAAAAATCGAATGACTGATCAATTTGACAGCGTTGTCAAGATGGTCAGAAGGGTACGTCAGAGTCGTATGTCGACTCGGGAGCGCGTCGCTGTGCAGCAGGCTTGGCCTGCGCCGGATTCTCGTCGTTGTCCTTCTTTGAACGCAGGAGCTGGATCTGCTCAGCGATGATCTCCGTCACGTAGCGTTCTGCGCCGTCTTTCTCGTACTTGCGCGTGCGCAGACGACCTTCGACATAGAGCGGGTCGCCCTTTGCCGTGTAGTCGCGTATGATCTCCGCTAGTCGACCGAATGCGCAGATGCGGTGCCACTCGGTCTCCTGCTGGACGTTGCCGTCCTTGTCGCGCCACTTGCGTGACGTGCCGAGGGAGAGATTCGCGATGACGTGATCGCCTACGCGGATCTGGGGATCGTTGCCGAGATTGCCGATGAGGATGATCTTATTCACTGATGCCATTGTTAGCTTCCTCCTGTGTAGCCTGTTCGGTCATTGCTTGTTCAAGTTCGTGACGACGAGCTCTGAATGCTTGCGCGATCTTTTCGCGGTCTTCGTAGCAGAGACCCTTGGAGGCAATCTCCTTACCCATTGCCATTAGCTCGTCGGGTGTTTCGGCGCTGATTGTGCGGGACATAAGGTCGGCGAATTCGTCTGGCGTGACGCCAGCGCTATCGAGCCACTTCTTGATCTCTGCGCCGACCTCCGGTGTGAGAATTAGCGGATCAGTGCGAGAGGAGAAAAGTCCGGTACGGTCTTTCGACGCGTTCGCAAAGTGCCCGTCGTGGACGAGATCAAACATGATCGTGAACTCATAATCGACTCCGTCGCGCTGCTCGACCTTCATGCCGAGCTTCTTGATGACCTTCTTACCGTTGACGTCCTCTTGCGCCATCTCTGTCTTACTCCGCATCGTCGCGATGATGTGGAGTTTACTGGTGAGCATTGCGTCGACAAACTGTCGATGGCGAGGTGTCATCTCGTTCCAGGCAGACCACGAGTTCCCGCGATAGCGTGCCTTCGCAATGCGTTCGACTTCCTCAAGACAGCCGCCCTTGCCGTTCCATTCATGCGTCATCGAGTCGATGATGAGAATGTCGTAGCCTGCGTCCTCGGCCGCCTTGATGGCTTCCGTGTATCGCTCTGGTGTGAAGGGCGCGTCCAGATCGAGAACGTCGAACTCAGGCATGCCGGACATGTCAGCGTAGAGAGATGCTGAACCGCGCTCCGTGTCGATGACGGCGATCTTGCCGCCGATCCCCTTGGCGAGCAGAAGAGCGCCGTAGGTTTTGCCGGAGCCAGATGTTCCTGACAGAGCGAGGCGAAGTTTTGAGGCGCTGCGAACGGCCTTTTTGAAAGTGAATGTCATGATGTGTCGTCCTCAGAAAGGTATTTCGTCGTCGTTGATCGCGTAGAAGTCTTCGAGAGTCTTGTCGTAGATCGGCTCGGGACGCTTTGCACGTTCGCCGAACCACTGGGCGCGCTCGAAGTGGTCGCGGTTGTCGTACTCGGGATACGGGTCGAAGTCGTCCTTGTCCTCGTCCTCTGGCTCGGGCATCGGAAGCTCGAGCGGCTCAAGCGCTGTTGTGGTGATCGTCATGCTTACTCCTTTGGGCATTCAAAGCCGGCTTCGGGATGGAGAAGGCAGTCGACGCGATACAAAATCATTTCTGTCGCCTCGAAGAGCGCAACTTCGAGCTCGTCGTTGATGGCGTCGATGATCTTGGTGACCTCTCTTGCCGAGCTTGCGTCCTTAAGGCTCGTGATCGCTGCAATGAGATCGGTAGAGGAGTTGGGATTTGCGAGATACGCAACAAGCACTTCTTCTTGCCAGTTTGTGACATAGCTCTCGCAGAGCTCGTCGATGTCGGCGTTCGGCGTCTGCTCCGCCTGGTGCGCGATGCCGCGCGCGATGTCAGTCAAAGTCTTCATAGAAATTCGGCGCGGAAACCTCTGTCTTCAGACA